TTTCAGCGATGCCGGAGAACGAGATCGCGTGAACGGTGAGGCTGTAAGACTGCTCACGGGCTTCGCGCTCAATGTGCTGCAAAAGGATACCGCCGTCGCCCGTAACGTCCAAAGCGAGTTCGTGGCAGCTTCGGCTACGGCATTGCTCGATTACCAGCTTGGCGATCTGCACTTCAAAGGCTTCTTTCGATTGCTTCGGGACAAGCGGCATCGCGTCACGCTCAAGTGAGATCATGCGCTTGTAACGGGCATCAATGTCGTCCTCATGCCTGCCGGAACCCATTTTACCAAACTGGATGACAGAAGGATCGCCCCCTGCGCGGAAGCCAAGGTCAAGTCCTGCAAGGGTGGACAGGTTGTTGTCCTGCCAGTTGATTTTCTGGAATGCACCGCAAGACTCCATGAGTTTTCCCGTGAGAACCTTGTCCGACACATCCACGGAAGGAGGGAAACCATAGAATTGCTTCCAATACATCGGCGCGTCCTCGCCTCCTGCATCCGATAGAATCTCTTTACGGAAGTTCTCGTTCATCAAGCGCGGGAACGGCATCTTACCTTCCTCCTTGAAGTTTGGAGACTTCGCGCCATTGAAGTAAAGGCATAGACCGGATGAAGTGGGCCAGCTATCCATCGTATCCTTGTCCAGCGATTTCCAGCCATCGGGATACTTGTCACCAAAAGGGGCGGCATCAATATACATAGGGTCGCCTTCTTCTGGCGCATTGCCGAGTCCGATGAACTGCGAGAACGGGTTCGTGTTCAAGTTTACGCGAGCCGTCAATACGCCAACGTCCATAAACGGAAACTCGTCACAAATCCAAATGACATTCTCGTTTTTACGTCCAACGATGGATGCGACTACATTCTTGCCCTCCTGCCCCGGCTTGATGTTGATGCATTTGATAACGTCCCTGAAGTCGCGCTCCTTCACCCCGTCATCATCGCGCACTTCTTCATCCAGCGTAATCAGGTGGAGGGAATCAATACGCTTGCCGATTTTAAACTTGTCAGCTTTGTGCAAATCTTTCACCGCACCCCATGTTCTCGATTCGCCTGCTTCCGCTGATGTGGTGGACAGGAATACGGATGTGTTGAAAGGTCGCGCCTTCCAGATTGTGTAGGCGTAGGCTGCTGATGCTTGGGTTTTGCCAGATGAGCCACAACCCATGAGCAGCAAACGGCGGGAGAAGCAGAACCCTTTTGCCATGCGGAACAGCCAGTGATTGAGGATGCCGTCATTCTCAAACTGGATCGTCTCCGGCCATTGCTGCATCCAGCATAGGATCAGGAACTCGTATTTGAGCGGGTGTTTGTGCGGGAGTGCGCCGAATGTCGCCAGCAGGATTTCGTATTCCGTCGCATCCCGCCCCTCCTGCCGCCGAACATCCGGCGACAGGAGTTGCATTTGCTCATCGTAGAGCGATTCAGCGGCGGCAGAAGGTCGCCAGAGCTTTGTGATGCACGGTATCAAGAGAGTTTGGGATACTTGGCATCATATACCATGTGAACGAGTTTGCGCAGGGATTTTCCATTGGGGTTGATGCCGATCTTGAACGCTTCGGCTGCAACACCGTCAAGCCCCATAGCCATGATCTGCTTGAACTCCGGCGTCATCTGCGGGGCAATGCCCTTTGGACGAACGCCGGGCGCAGGAAGCGTGGGATGAGTCGGTGGCGGGGTTGGTGCGGGAGTCGGGGCAGTTGGGGTGATTGGTGCGGGCTGCGGGGCTGCTGCGGCTGGCGCGGGTGCAGGTGCGGTAAAGGATTCCTTTACAACTGGAACAGTGGTGGCGGCAACCTTGACCTGTTTCGTCTCCGGCAGCGAAGTCGGCCAAAGGATTGAGAAGGTTCCCGGCGTAAACGGGGCAAACCATGCGCCCTTCAGACTGTTTAAGAACTCAATCCAACTTTCGGGTTCGTAGTGGTCGCTATGCTGCGTCACCTTCATGTTCGCGGCTGGCGGATTCTTCACGAAGTCACCGAACACGCGCTGAAAAGCGGATTCCTGCTCGGCGGCAGTCATCTTCTTGTAAGCGTTCTTTACGGATTCCGCTTTGTCGAGGATAGCGGCATCCAGCTTGAGCTTGTATTGCCCGGCTCCGGCGAAGTCGAGACGACCAGCGCAGGCTGTCATCGCGTCGTTGATGTCGCGGATAGCTACGTCATGCTCCTTTGCGGCAGCAGCGGTATCTACGAGGACGGCAGGGCTGAACACCAGCCACACGCCTTCCGTGTTGAGTTTCTTGATTTCCCGTGATGCCGTGGCTAGTGCGGCGATGTCGGGTTGAGTTTGAACGAGTAGGATTATGTTTCGCATAAGGCGGGAAAAGTGACAAAAAAGAATATTTAGTGCAATTTGTTATTGACGTTCATTGAGTAAAAGGGTAATCGCGTAAATATGAACTTGTTCAAAAAGTTGTTTTCAACCGACATTCTCGACAAAATCCCAAATATCCTTAGCGACGATTCGGAGGGTAGAAGGGAACGAATGAGGGAGTTGCTTGAATTGCTGCCGATGCAATTATTGGTAAAAATCGAAACAATAGAAGATTGCGAAGGCGTTTTAATCGTAACATGGAAACATAGCTCCACGGAAAGTCAGCGTAAGTTGATAGAGATTATTTGGACTTACATTTTTGCACAAGGATTGGACTCAACAAGACATAACGGCAAGCCCCCGATGCGAGCCAGAACAGTAGCACAATCTTTTCTACGCGACTCACATTGAGCAAGCTACCCACATACGAAGAAAAGCCGATCCCGACAAGGGTACCGATTACCAGCTTCGGGGAGATCATTGATCCGCGCCTTGCGCTAACACAGTGTAAAAGTGGATTCTCGTTTGTAGTGGATACGCACAAGTTTCGGCAGCGGGTTATCGCGTATGCTCGCAGACTTGGAATTGAAGTGAAAACCGCAAAGAACGGCACAGGGAGATTCGACATCTGGCGTATATGAAAACCACTTGGACGCATAACCACTACAACCTTGGCGACAATATGCTGTTCCTGCATCTGTTGCGCTCGATTGCGAAGTCGCATCCCGATCATTGGTTCATCCATTTCTGCAACGGGTGTCACTTGGAGCCGCTACGCGACATGGTGCTGGATTTACCGAACGTAATGCTCGATTCATTCGATGCAAGGTCGCTATGGGACAACATCAAGGACGTTTCGATTGATACATGGAAGAACGCTGGCGCGGGTGAAGGGAAGCTGGGGTTTTGGGAAAGAAGCAAGTTCCGTTGGGACTTCTCCAATTTCTATCTTGAGCATTACGAATGGACGGCAAAACGGATGGGCTTCAAGTCGCCATTTGCGATCAAGGAACATTTGTTGTTCGATTATCCGGGGTTGGAGTCGCCAGCCACAAGGAATGCGTTTGACTTTCTCATCATCAACTCGGAGCCATGCAGCGGGCAATTCGGCCCAATGAAGCAACACGGCAGCGGGTATCTCGATGAGCTGATTCTCGACTTGGCAACAAGGCATCGCGTGATTACCACGAACAAGGTCGGTAATCTGCCATGCACCCGCGCACCTTTTGTCGCTAATCTAAGCGTCACGGAAATCGGGCAAATGTCATCGCGCTGCCAGCATCACCTTATGGTTGCATCCGGCCCTATGTGGCCCACTATTAACACGCACAACAATCACAACAGAAGCGGCAGGATGCGAATTGCGCTTCTGGACAACGGGGAGCAACTAAATCTGCCGGAAATCTATCAATGCGCGACAGTGGATGAAGCGCGACAACTCTTATGCAGGGAAGGACTGTTATGAATTACAAGGAATCGCTCACAAATCAGATAAACTCGTTCGCCCGCGATCCGCTTGCCCGCTTTGTCGGCTACGGGCTGCTCAACGGAAAGGGGGGTAACGGCACGATGAAGGAAATCCCGAATGATAGGATATTTGAAACAACGGTAGCCGAAAACCTGATGATGGGCATGGCAATGGGACTCGCGTTAAAGGGGCTTCGGCCAATGGTGATACTTGAGCGATTCGATTTCATCGGCAACTGCTTTGATGCGCTGGTCAATCATATTGATAAAGCGGCAATCATCAGCCGTGGTCAATGGACTCCCGGCGTAATCGTTCGCGTGGTAGTCGGGAATAGCCGGAAGCCTCTGTTTACGGGAGCAACTCACACACAGGACTTCACGGCAGCGTTTCGCAAGATACTTCGGATGCCAGTGTATCGGGTTACAACGCCCGACGAGGTTGCTGCGGGATACGAGGCGGCAATTGCAGATCAGAAGCAGAATCGCAGCACGATGATCGTAGAACTGAAAGACAACCTGTAATGGCAAACTTTGACGCAAATAGGTTCGCAAGCAAAAAGGTCGAATGGCCTACACCTGATAGCGTATTTGAGCCGCTTAACCGCGAGTTCGGATTCACGATTGATGTATGTGCTACTTTGGAAAATGCTCGTTGCTTGAACTACTTCACCGAGGAAATGGACGGATTAAAGCAGGAGTGGAGCGGGGTATGCTGGATGAATCCGCCATACGGACGAAAGATGCTCGATTGGCTACGAAGGGCAGCAAAGGAACGCGACAACGGGGTTACTACGGTTGCCCTGATTCCGGCCAGAACAAATACGGGGTGGTGGCATGACATCGTAATGCCCAACGGGGAAGTGCGATTCGTGCGTGGTCGCCCTAAGTTCGGTGGTGCAGATCACGGGCTTCCGCAACCGCTTGCTATTGTCGTATTCAGAAAAACCAACCCATGAGCCACAAAGCCGCAATCCTGACACAACTGAACTCGCCCTTAGAGATATGGGACATTGAACACGCATCAACGTCATTCGGCAAAACCTGCGCCACTGGACAGGTGCGCGTGGAAATGCTGATGAGCGGCATCTGCGGCAGCCAGCTACAAGAGATTGCAGGCAACAAGGGCAACGCCGGATTCATCCCTCACTTGTTAGGGCATGAGGGATGCGGGATTGTCCGCGAAGTCGGGGCTGGTGTTAATGTTCAACTCATCGGCAAGAAAGTCGTCTGCCACTGGCGCAAAGGCGAAGGCAGCGATGCCTATCTGACCGCTCGCTACGAGACAGGCGGCGGCAGAACCCTTGGCGGTGGTCACGTAACCACGCTCTGCGAATCAGCCGTGGTCAGCCGCAACCGTGTTACCGTGGTTGACGACGATGTGCCTATGGAGCTTTGCGCGTTGCTCGGATGCGGACTCAGCACGGCACTAGGAACCGTGGAGCAGGAAGCCAAGTTGAAGTTTGGCGAGAGCATCCTGATCATCGGGTGCGGGGGTGTGGGGATGAATCTCATCCAAGCCGCAAAGCTGTCATGCGCCTTCCCGATTGTTGCCTGTGACGTTAATTTGGATAAAAAGTCAGCGGCAATGTATAATCAAGCTACCCATTATATCAACATCAGTGAACCATTTGAACATCCAGTGGAGAAGTATGACGTAATCGTGGATACAACAGGCAACATCCAAGCAATCGAGGACGGGATACAGCGGCTCGCCAGCGGCGGCAGGTTCATCATGGTCGGACAACCGAAGCCGGGACAATCCTATCGCGTGTTGTCTGCTCTCGATATGTTCTTTGGCGAGGGCAAGACGATTATTGCTACGCAGGGCGGCGGGTTTCTTT